AAAGAAGTGCCATACAAAGGACCAGCAAAGGATATTGTATTAGATGTATTGGGTGGACTTAGAAGTGCCTGTGCATATATTGGAGCAACTAAACTAAAAGATATGAACAAGTGTGCTGAGTTTAATTTGGTAAACAGAACTCATTTTGATCAAACTATTTAAGTAGGAGAAGGTATGTATATAGTCATATGTATAAACTGCAATAATCCTGATTTGGATTTAACAAGATTTCATCATTTAGATTGGGAAAATATTGTGTATGGACTTTTCAACAGCAAGCAAGAGGCTGATGATTGGTCGTGGAAGTTTTGTCAAAAAGGTTACACCAATAAAGTTGTAAAAATAAACGACAAAGATTTTTCTAACGGTACTAAGCCTTGGGAGCAATAGATTTTTATGTTGGAAAAATGTGTAATCAATTTATTTCTCATTGGACCATCGAAAGTTGGCAGTACAACCATATGGGAAAACTTAATTCGTCATCCTGAAATAGACCCAGCTAGAAAATTAAATGTTCCAATAAAAGAACCTTGTTTTTTTTCTAACTCAGAATACAACAAGTATCAAAAAAAAACTAACAGCTTTTATGAAAATAGCAAAGCTGCTTACAGAATCGATGCTAGCACATTATATTTTATGACCTTTAATGCTGCTCCAAGGATAGCCAAGCATTGCGGAAATGATACCAAGTATGTGTGCGTTCTGAGAGACCCTGTAGAAAGATTTGTTTCTGCGTATAGACATAACAGGGCTTTATATGTAATAAGAAATAATGAAATTTTACTAAGAGAATATGTGAAAAATTGCTCTTGGAGATCACAATTTGAAAACCAACTTGGTGACACATTTGAAGGATTTAAAGTACCGTTCGACAATTTGAAGTTTCACCTATTCAGACGAGATCAGATAGCTCAGTCCGTCAGGGTAGGAAATTATTATAAAGGAGTCAAGCGATTGGTTGACAACTTTGGAAGAGATAATATACTCTTCGTCAGATATCAAGATTTTAAGCAAGACAACAAAAAAGTTTATGATAATATATTACAATTTTTAGGGCTGGATGATTTTGATTTTGAATTAGATTGGAAATCAAACTCTGCGTCGGAATGGTCTAAATATTATGATGGATTGTCTGAATTGAATCAACAAATGTTAAATGAATTACATGAATTTTATGAACCCGGAATCGCGGAGCTTGAAGAATTCCTAAGCATGGATATGGAATGGAATTAAAATCATGGCATTACCTGCGATTATAATTTCGACGATGTGTTATATAGCAACGTGTGCTAGCTGTATAATTGGTAAAGATTATCCACACGCATTGATGTGGTTTGCTTACGCTCTAGCTAATTTAGGATTATTGTGGTATGAATTACTCAAAGTATAAAGAGGTTTTTGAAATACCAGAGATAAACGTATTGTTCAGTTCGACAGCAATGATAAAAGATGAAAAAAATATACATCTGATTCCTAGAAATAAAAGTTTGTTAAGCGATACAATAGGGTACATTAACAACAAAGCCAATCCTTATACATTATTTTTATGGCAATATCGCACATTAGATGATCTGTCTTGGGAGCAACTCAAACCTCAAATTAATCGAATATTAGGAGAGGTTACTGATCTCAATATAGTTATATGCTGTAATGATATTAAAACATTAAATAATATGCCAAAAGAATATGGTAGTAGATTCTCTGGAATATTATGTAATCACAATGCCACCGTAAGTAGAAAAATTTTTAATATACAGTCTTGTGATAAAATGTGGGATTCTGTATATACAGCCAGAATGTGTGAATTTAAAAGACATCATCTTTCGTACAATTTGAGTAACATTCTATATTTAACTTCAGGAAATAAAAAGGGTCAGTCGAATCCATATACTAAAAAGGGTCATATGTTATTGATGGCTAATCAGAATAATAATTTTACTTTATATCATAAATCGGTCCCTAAAAAGCAAGTTAACTATTTATTAAACAGATCGCGGGTGGGGTTGTGTCTCTCCAGCAAAGAAGGAGCAATGTATAGTAGTATAGAATATTTATTATGTGGATTACCGATAGTCTCTACCAAATCTACAGGTGGTCGAGATGTATTTTTTACAAATGAAAACTGCATAATAGCAGAAGATACTCCTGAAAGTGTAGCGGAGTGTGTACAAAAATGGCTACTTAATTATCCCACCTTAGAGCAAAGACAAAGGATAAGACAGGACGCTGTATCTACACAAAAACAACATACAAAAATACTAAAAAATAAATTAAAAGAAATATCTTCAGTCGATATTGATATTGATAAATTATACAAAGAAAAATTTGTTCATAAATGGAGTTACTGGGGAAAATATTGATGGCAGACAAGTGGGACGAACGATATATTAATTTGGCTAAACACATAGCAGATTGGTCTAAAGACCCCTCTACGAAAGTTGGGGCTGTTATTGTTGACGATAAACGTAGAATAGTGTCCTTGGGTTTTAACGGATTTCCTCAAAAAATTTCAGATAATGATAGGTTAAATGATAGAGATAAGAAGTATAATGTTATAGTTCATGCGGAAGCTAACGCTATTCTGTTTGCCAACAAAGACTTATCAGGATGTACTATATATACTTACCCATTCCAGCCGTGTTCTAGTTGTTCAGGATTAATTATACAGTCGGGCATAAAAAGAGTAGTTACAATTAAAGCTGATAATGATAGATGGAAAAAAGATTTTTGTACAGCAAAACAAATATTAATAGAGGCAGGGGTTACAATAGATTATGTCTGATGAGCCTAGCAGAAAATGGGATGTAGAAGATTTAGTTTACGAATGTATAGCTACTCACAATGAAGCAATATTAATAGAATTAATAAGTCGCTTCGAGGAAGAGTATGTGGATTTAGCCAGATTGGGGACTATGGGTTCTTATGATTATTCTTGGACTCACGAAGACGTACTAAATTTTATGACATACGATACATAGTTTTTTTAACGAGACTTAGGTATAATAAGAAAAGGAGAACTACATGCATAGCACGAGAGAGATGGCTGAAGCCCATTTAAAAACGGTACAAAATACCATAAATGATCTTGAGCAACAGTCTTTAAATCTGCAAGAAGAATTGAAAAGATTAAAAGAGTATTTGTCTCAAGGTATTGAGACTTTGACGAAGGAAAGTAGTAATTAACTAATTAGCAATGTATAGGAGATTAATATGCAATTGAATGAGTTTTTGAATAAGTTGGATAGTTTGTCGTATGCTTATCGTTGGGACGTAGACAACCATAATAAAGTGGTAGCTACTATTCGCAGTGGTCCATACAGGGGATACACTCTTAACCCAGTTACTGCATTGGCGCATAAGTCTGGACTTGGAGTATATGCAAATACCAGAGACGGCACTGAATATGCTGCAAGTCTCATTGGCTTGTCCAGAAAAGAAGCCCGTAGAATTTACAGCGCAACTCTGGGTACTTATAATCGTGGTAATACTCAGGTGGTGCGTGGGAAAATTAGATCGGCATTGGAGGTATAAGCATGAATATGAATCACTGTAATCTGGCAGGGAGACTTACTAATGATTGTGATTTTAGCGTCACACAAAAAGGTAGCTCCATGACCAAATTTAGGATGGCGGTAAATGACAGAAGAAATGAGGACACTCTTTTCATGAATGTGTTATGCTTTGGTAAGATGGCAGAAGCACTCAAAGATCATTTACTAAAGGGCAGACTTGTTGGTGTACAAGGTAAGATCAAGATAGATGACTATAAAGATAAAGAAGGAAGAAACAAAACTTCTGTTTGCATCATGGCAGACGAAATTGCTCTCGGTCCTTCTAAAGCGTCTACGCAGGTAGAAAATGATAGTTAACACCTAACAAGTTAATAAATAGCCCAGTAGGTTGCTTTCTGTGATCTATTGGGCTATTTTTTTTAATGTATCCCATTGACTTGTGACGATACTAAGGTATAATCTCATCACAGGAGAACAAACATGAATGAACAAATACCTTATTTCTTTGGTCAGATAGTTGCTTTTGCAGCAGTGGGCTTATTTGCTTATAACTTTATACAAGGCAGAAAACTTTACAATCCAGAAGATGACGCAGATTTATTTACAATAGGCTACATCCAGCATCCAAATCAAGTAGCAGTAAACGCCAAGGTAACAGTTAAAGAGGACAATTTCCAAGACAAACAGCTGTATAAAGACTGCCGCGACTCATTAGTAGCTCTTGGTATTAAAAAATCTCAAGCTAAAAAAATAACTAAAGACTTCTTCAGAAATAAGGAGCCAGAAGATTTGCAATCATTTTTAAAAGTTGCTTTGTCTTCACAACATTAACTATGAAAAACAATCTTAAAAATATGAGGACATACCTCGTTGGGGCTATGGATAGGGTAGACGACGGAGGGGTTGGTTGGAGAAAAGCAATTACTCCCATGCTTCTGGAAATGGATGTGCAAGTTCTTAACCCCTGTGAAAAACCTATAGAGTCTTCTAAAGAAACTCCTGATACCAGAGCTATTATAGATTATTATAAAAAAACCGGACAGTTCGATAAGATCAGGAATGAATACGGACACATAAGAAATGCAGATTTAAGATGTGTAGACATCTCAGACTTTGTAATTGCCAACATTAATATGAACGTACATATGTGTGGATCATATGAAGAGATAGCCACTGCCAACAGGCAAAAAAAACCAGTTTTAGTATGGTGCGAACAAGGTAAAATGTTAGCACCCAACTGGCTATTCTTTATGTTGCCTCACGAACACATATTCAGTTCAATGGACGGTTTGTTAGCTTATCTGTATGACGTTTCGATAAGCAAAGACAGATCTAAACTAAAGAGATGGTTTTTCTTGGAGTAAAAATGAATACAAATTTTCCAGACAATTTATTTAAGTTTAGTCGAACTACGAATCAATCTATGTACAGTTATATATGCCGTGCTGGATACGAATTGTGCAGAGACAAAAAAATTCTATGGTGTGGAATAGCAAGAAATGTTGAACAAAATCTAGATATGAATTTGCAAAGATACATAAGAACATGTAAACCTTTTAGTAAATATCATATGTTTATTTATGAAAATGACTCAACAGATAATACTTTATCTATTATGGACAAGTATAAGGACGTTGTAACATATAAATCTGAATCTAGAGAGGATCAAGATTATGTAGAGAAAATGAATACTGAGGCAGACCCTTTTCATTTTAATAGATGTTCAGTACTATCAGAGTGCAGAAATAAGTATATGGATTATATAGAAAATAATAATTTGAGAGATGAGTATGATTATATATGTATAGTAGATTTAGACACTAAGGGTGGATGGTCATACCAAGGTTTTTATAACAGTATTTACTTCTTAGAAAACATTGACAATGCAGCGTCAATGACATCTTACGGCGTGGTTTCTTCTGCTTTTCAAGATAAGTTCTTAGAAGAGGTTGATTTTGATGATTGGTTGTTTTACGATTCTTTTGCGTATAGAGATTTGGGAATTGATCCTAAAATGTCCAAAGGACACACGCAACTTTTCAATAGTCTAAAATTCAAAATTGGTCAAGACCCTATTGAGGTATACAGTAATTTTAATGGGCTGGGAATATACAAAAGCAAATATTTTAAACACAAATATAAAACAAATATGTGGGGCGAAACTATGGTAGATTCAGAGCATATACATGTTCATAAATCTATAAGAGAAGATGGTGGAAAAGTATTTTTAAATCCCAGCATGACGTTATCTTATTCTTATCACAAGGAGTGTGTATCATGATCAACATAATTTCACCAATTAATTCATTAGGGTATGGAATCGCTGGTCTTAATATCACCAAGCATTTAACAAAGACTACTGATGTGTCTCTATGGCCTATAGGAAATCCAGAATGCAGAAATGAAGAAGATATCAGAATACTTTCAAATTGCATACACAATGCTTCTAAACCCGTTTTCGATGCGCCATGTGTTAGAATCTGGCATCAAAACGACATGTCTATGTTTGTGGGAAATGGAGAAAGAATAGGTTTTCCATTTTTTGAATTAAATAAATTCAATGATGTAGAGAAGCATCACTTAAATTCTTTAGATAGACTTTTCGTTTCATCTTGTTGGGCCAAAGATGTTGCAGAACAAAATCTTTCTATTAATGCGGATAAAATTAGCGTAGTTAATTTAGGGGTTGATCCATCAATATTTAGCTCATCGTCTCACCCAAACCTAGAAGGTCGCAAAACAGTATTCTTCAATTGTGGAAAATGGGAAATTAGAAAAGGTCATGATATATTAGTAAACTTATTTAATAACGCTTTTGAAAAAGATGATGATGTAGAGTTGTGGATGATGACAAGAAATCCATTTTTGTCTGAGCAAGAAGATAGTGCTTGGAGGAAGTTGTACTCTAATTCTAAATTAGGCGACAAGATTAAGTTTATTGATCGTGTCGCTACCCACGAAGAGGTGTATAATATTATGGCTAAAGCAGACTGTGGAGTGTTTCCATCCAAAGCAGAGGGGTGGAATTTAGAATTGCTAGAAATGTTAGCGTGTGGAAAATCTGTTATAACAACAAATTATTCAGCTCACACTGAGTTTTGTACAAATGAAAACTCATATTTAACAGATATCAAAAAGGAAGAAATAGCTTTTGATGGCAAATGGTTCAATGGCAAATTGGGAGATTGGGCAAAGATAGATCAAGACAACCAAGACGAGATGATTGCCCACATGAGAGAAGTGCATAAGCTAAAGAGCAATGGAGAGCTAAAGATCAACAATAAAGGAATTGAAACAGCCAAAAAACTCACTTGGGATAACTCTGCCTCTCAAATCAAAAAGATATTAAATGTTTAATTTTTTTAAAAAAAATAAAGACAACGAAGAAGAACTCAATAGTGTTGAAGAATACGAAGAAACAACTGCTATAACTTATTATCTTGACCAAGAAGGAAAAGTAATAGTAGATGTTTCAATGCCAGAGTATGATATAGATTCTGTAACAAAATTGGCTAAAATAGTTGAGACGCTGAGTAATCAAAAATGTTTTATACAGACAGTAGAAATGATTCGCAAAGGTCTAATGGAAACAGAGCATGAAGATTTGCTTGTACACTTCCTGATAGGCTTGGGCATACCTGAAGGAAATTTAAAGACAGCAAAGAATGGGCCTTGTATTCAACCTTCCGATCTATTAAAATAAAGGAATACTGAATGTCTAAAGAAAAACCAAGGATTGGATGGCAAAAATATGAAGACTTGTTGGAACAACAAATGTCTTCTCCTCTTATGGATTTGCTGACCAGTAAATTTGCCGAAAGTTCTGACCAAGAAAGTGACGATGATACTTATGAGGACGAGCCAACAGAATCTACAATAGTTGAAAGTGTATTGCCAGTGTCTCAACAGTTATTAGAAGACATGGCGATGTTAACTAACTTTGATTGCTGGATGGGTCATACAAATTTTGATATCACTAAAGATATTAAAGAGGTACTTAATGAAGTTAGGGGAATTGAGTTGATGAGAGTATGCAGTCGATACAGATTTTTTATCGGAGTTGGTAAAATGTTTGACTTTAAAGCAGTCAGGAAAGATATTGAGGAAGCTATTATACCGTAAGGAGGTGTCATGAATAGCAAGGATTTGAATACTAAAATTGAAGAAGCGTTGAATGACAAAAATATAACTAATATCATGAGAAAGGCTTCAGGCCGATTTTCTAAACAGTTAGATTCTGATGATATATATACTTGCGAAATAAATGCTTTATGGAAATCTATGTTAAATTTTAAACCAGAGAAAAATACCAAATTTACTACTTACTTGTATAATGGAGTATTTATTGAGTGTTTAAAGCAAATTAAATTTTTGAATAAATCTTCTAAATCGAGTTATTCTTTACATAATAATATTGCTGATGAACGAGATCAATACTTGATAGTAGATTTGCTAGATGAGCTACAGAGCGATTATGAAAAAGAGTTAATTCTTGATAGGATGAGTAGAATGACTATTAAGGAAATGGCTCAAAAGCACAATGTTAGCCGTGAAACCATACGTAAACGAATAAAAAAGATTACAAATGGGTTTAAAAAGAAGTTCGTTTAGTGTATAAAACAGTAGGAATAGGATCATAAAAGGACTTGGAAAATATAACAATTTTCTATTAAAATAAGGAGAATATTATGTCATCCACTACAGCCACAGGTTCTGGCTCTACTGTAAATGACGGCGGTACAGTTGTAAATGCTGGTACTGTTGATTCTAACAGCAAAATCACTAAAGTTCTTAGCGTCAGCGAAGTAAATCAGGGCGTTAGAGCATATGGTAGTGTTGTTAGAGAAAAATCTAGTGCAGGCGGTGAAAAAGCAGGAGTCACAACCAGTAAAGGTTCTGGCACTTTTGCATTCTCACCATCAGCTGCTGCTGGTGAAAGAAATTTCTTAATCAGAGGTGCTGGCACTGAAGATGGAAATAATGAAATTAATAATAGTGCAAGTACTATTCTTGTAATCCCCGGCTCTGAATATGATAGCATTGGCATGAGATCAGTAACTAAGATCCATGCAATTGTCAATTCAACCAAGATTGGTAATTACGCAGATCGTTCATACGACGTTCTTGCTGCTCCATCCAACAGTGCTTTGGTCGCAGGCCGAACACTTGGTACTGGTGCTGGTACTTCGTCTAGCTATGCAACGGCTACAGGTTCTGGTGATGTTGATAAAGCATCGGCCCCACCAAGAAACATTCCCGGCGAACTCGCCTACATGTTTGGTTCTGTTGAGCCTAAGCAAGACGATTACAAATCGCGTGAAGTATAATTTATTATTAGCCAATCAGATCATCCCCCCGAACAGGGGGGATGTATCTTTCTTTCAACTTGGAGTAAAGCAACGTGATAGATATGTACCATCCAGAATTATTAGCAATTATAGTCAGCGCAGTTGGAGGTCTTGGAACACTAATAGCGATAATGTGGAAAAAATTTTTAAAACCTATTGTAAAGTTATGTCAAAATCAAGATTTTTTTAAAGAGTCAGTAGAAGAAATAAGAAAAGAATTGCAAACAAATGGTGGAAGTAGCCTTAAAGATGCTATTATAGATATGAAGGATACTGTCCATAGGATAGACAGAAGACAGAAAATAATCGAACAAAGGACAAAAGCTGCTTTACATTATAGCAATGAAGCTTTGTTTGAAACAGACATAGCTGGCAGATTGGTATGGAGTAATGCACATTTTTGTAAATATGTAAAAGATAATCCAAATGATGTGTCAGGTTTTGATTGGTTGGCTATGATAAAAGAAGAGGATAGAGATGAATTACTAAAAGAATTTTTATCGTGCATAAAGATGAACAGAAAGTTTAGTAAATTAACTGAGACACAAGATGGAAAAGAAATAAGGATGTTAGGTTATCCCTATAAGATAACTGATGCAGAGCATGGTGGCTTTTTAGTTAGTATTATACCTAAAGAAGAAGAGGCTTAAAATGGCAGACGAAAAGAAATCCGCAGCATTTACTTTAAATGTAACAGATGCTATAGAAATTACTAAAAACACTGCACTTGTTGCGTTAGCTGCTGGCTTGACGTATTTTGGTGAAAATATGGCAGACTTAGATTTGGGTAACATGGGCGTTATGCTAGTTCCAATCGCCGCAGTTGTTATTAACACTATGGTTAAGTGGGCTAAAAATAACGTACCGGAGTAATTCAAAATGTTTAGAAATCCGCGAGATTTACTACAAGCCTATACAGATGGGCTTGTTGGGTCATGGTGCGACCCTGAAGACACCGATAAATTGCTAGGAGAGCTGCCACACCCACTGTTTGGTTTGGCGGCTTCTGACTTGTACAGTACGGGCGAAGGCAAAGTTGCTTTGTTATATAAGTCTGTGCAAAAATTTGACCCTACCTTTGGAGCGCATGAGAGACAAACTACAGGAGACTGTGTTTCACACGCAACTCGTAACGCTGTAGACATTACTCGTTCTCATGAAATTATTGGTGGAGGTCAAGCTGAAAGTTTTGAAGCTCGGGGTGCGACAGAAGCTATCTATGGTTCTCGCGGTCATGGTGGACAAGGAATGTCATGCTCTGTCGCTGCCCGTTTCGTTCACCAGAACGGTGGAATACTATTAAGAAAAGATTACGGTTTTATAGACTTATCTACCTATAATAGTAGGACAGGTACTAATTGGGGGAGATCGGGTGTTCCTAAAGAAGTAAAAGCTGAAGGCAAAAAACATCAAGTTAAAACTCTGAGTCTTGTCAAATCTGTAGATGAGGCCAGAGATGCTATTGCCAACGGGTATGCTTTAAGTGTCTGTAGTAATTATGGATTTTCCTCAAAACGAGATAAAAATGGCATAGCTCGAAAAAGTGGTTCATGGAATCACGCGATGTCATGGATTTCCGTGGACGATTCTAGAGAAATATATGATGAAACTTTATTTTTAATACAAAATAGTTGGGGAGCATTCAACGGGGGTCCAAAAAGATTTGAACAACCAGACGGAAGTTTTTGGGTTAGAGAGCGTGATGCTGCTGGAATGTTAAATCAAAATGGTGCTTGGGCGTTTAGCGATGTTGATGGTTTTCCACCCAGAAAAGTTGATTGGACTATAGACGAGGTATTCTAATGACATGTAGGAATTCCTATGGGACTATTAAGTTCATGCGAGGGAGATATGCAGATTTCTTTAATGAAAATCCGGTTCTTAAGCTGGGTCAATTGGCTTACACTATAGACAAAGATTCTAATCCCGCAAGCTCAAGTTTCGGAAAACATGTTCTTAAAATAGGTGACGGCTCGACACCTTGGAAAGATCTTCCATTCGCAACCCCTAACGAGCCATGTGTCTTGAATCCAACCACAACTCCACCCCCTGTAACAACAAGCACAACGACAACAACAGCTGCTCCAGCGTCATCTGTTTGGCAACTAACTATAGTAACCACTCAAGCTAACCAAAACTTTTCTGTTATGCTTGGCAAGTTTTTTCCCAGTAGCGTAACAACGCCAGATCTTCAAATTGATTGGGGAGATGGAACTATTGCTCAGTATACGACCGAGGGTATCCATCAACACACATACGCAAATGTTGGCACATATTACTTAAAACTAAGTGGAACATTTACTTCTACTGACGCTAGAGAAAGCATTAGGTTTGGCAATGGTTTTTCAGAAGCTGGATTGGTAGTAGCAACAAGCAAGATACCAGAAATACTACACGCTGATGGTTCTACTGGTTTACAGAGCGTAAGAAGAACTTTTGAAGATTGCATAAATCTTACAAGTGTTCCAGCAGATCTGTTTGAACGTTATCAGGCTATAGACAGAGGCGGTAAATCTATTGATTTCTCGTTATGTTTTTATAAATCTGGCCTAACTTCAATACCACCAACTCTTTTCTCAGGTATTACTAAAAATATTGATTTGTTTGGGACTTTTGGTAATTGCCCATTAACTTCTCTTCCAGTTAATTTGTTTAATGACAAAGTTGTAGCACTTGTAGCAACGTTTCAAGGCTCCAGCATAACAAGCATACCTCAAGGATTTTTTGATCAATGTACTAATCTGACAACTTTAGATTTAACTTTTGATGGATGTTCAAATTTAACGACTATTCCCGTTGATTTATTCAAACTCTCAACAAAAATAAGAAATTTTAGCAAAACTTTTAGAAAATGTCATGCTCTCACTTCCATACCAGCAAATTTATTCCCAACGACTTTAAACGAAATAGGTTGGGGTCAATCCATTGGTTTTGATGAATTATTTGATGGCATTGAAACAACGCCCGGAGACAGATCAACACAAACAAATATACTAAGTACAGCAGATTATTCTAGGTTGTTGGGCGAAATGAAAGCCTTAGCAGTCGCTAACACGTTGCAGGGTATGCACCTATACGTAGCGAATACGCAATACACATTAGCAGCAAAAGCTGATCGGGACATATTAACCGGGACTTGGGGATGGACTATATTAGATGGAGGTTTAGAGCCATCAACGATCACTGGATGCACTAATACACCAGATTTCACGGCATTGACAACGAATGAATTTATAAGTGATATAGATTATGGTCCTAACAGCAGTAATACAACTTCTACTACTGGTGGTCTGCAAGGTGTAGCTATTTCAGCAAAAGGAAATAGGGTGGTATGTGGAGCAACGGGAAGTCCCGATGGATGTGGAACAGCACAAGTTTATTCTTACAGATCAGATGTTAGTGGTAATAATATTGAATATAGAGAGTTGGGAGATAGCATTAAGGCAGCGATCACTGATTGGGAATCATTAGGAGCCAAAAATGTAGCCATATCATCAGATGGTAGCACGTTGGCTATAGATTTTCCCGACGAGCCAAGAGTCGGCTGGGCTGGCGGTGGAGAAAATGGAAGTGTACGTATTTACAGGTTAGATGAATCCCAAGGTGCTTTTCAAGAAAGTTGGGTTCTGAGCGCTATAATTACGGGTCAAGGATTTGTTCCAAATTTACGTTTTGGTGCGGGAGGCATTTCTCTCTCTGCCAACGGAGATAGGATAGCAATAGCTAGTGAGTTTGGAGAGCAAGTTAAAGTTTTCCAAAGACGACCCGCAGGAGACTACATACAACTTGGAACCAACATTGGTACTATGTTAAGCACTGACCCAAATGATCATGAATACAACAGAATCGGCAGACGTTCGCTATCTGAAGATGGAAACACACTTCACTACATTCACGCTCAAGGATGTTCGCAGAGAGTTTCGCAAGTGTTCAAATTCGACGGAACTGATTGGAACATATTCAACTCTATAACCTCTCAACAGACAGACCATCTAGTGATGTCTAGAAATGGCACTCGGATAGCTTATTCTATGGTTGCAAGAGACGCAAATTGTCTCCCTCCTTCAGATGCAAACGTTCTGCGAGTCAGGGACATGGCACCCAACAGTACTAGTGCCGGAAGTATTGATGTTGACGGTGGTTCTATTACTTTAAATGATCATGATAATAACTATATACTTAAATTCGCAATGTCTGAAGATGGAAAAACCATAGCTGTAATTCAAGTAAGAAAAAATACAGACCCAGAATGGTCAGGACCAAACGATGTTGGCAGTAAAGTAACTGTATATCGAGCGTCTACGGATAGCTTCGGAGGCATTAGTACTTCATGGGTCCAAATTGGATGCCCAATAAAAAACTCTTTTATATGGGAAGACATAGACATTAGTGAAGATGGTAATTTAATTGCTTTGGTAGACAAATCATCTAACTCTAATAAGGGTAGAGTAATGGTATATGGTTACGATGATTCTACCCCAGATACACTTCCTGAACAAGAGATTTCCTTTACGTGGAAAATAGCAGGAAATTCCCAATACTTCAAAAATGATGGCACTATCAGAAGACAATCTTTATCTCCATATGGAAATATAGGCGACGGCATTCTTATAGACGCTGAAGGAAAAAATATATTAACTAGATCCTACGATTACACAACAGCCTCTCCAAAACCACAACCAATTTTCTGGATAAGTAGAGAAGGTCAAAAATCAGATTTCTCTTTCACTGACACGTTTGATGATTTCTACGCAATGCATCCTCCTTGGAATGACGGTATATATTCTGACGCAATTTTTGATCAATACAAACAGAATGGCAGTTTTCCCCTCGATTTTACAACAACCCTTCCCGGTCAAAGTTATAATGCAGATCAAGCTGACAACTGGAGTCTGATGCCTAGTTACCTAACTGATCTAGACTCACAGATGTCCTTTGTGGGTACTGGTGTCAGCAAGATAGCCATTTTTCCAGAAGGGACTTATGAAGGAGCCAGAGTTCCTTACTATAGAGAAGCAAATTATACTGGAGGCATTGTTGAAAAACCTAATTATGATACTAATTATATTCATCACTTTATAAAAGGTAGTATGTTCGGTGTTCGCGCTAATTCATTCAGCGATGCTTATAACACAGATGGTAACAGGCTATGGCTAGTAACTGGAGTGAGTGCGGCGATGGTAAAAGAACAAAATCACACTAGTTGTTTTGTGCTAAAAAGACTGAAGAAACTCTATTGGCCTCCGTATGATACTATGAGTCCGAGAAACGGTTACGTTACAACGTGGAGTATTACAGAGCATAGGTGGGACCATAATAATCCTAACGAAGTTAATTACCCAACAGGCACAAATCAAGTTGGGCATCTGTCGGGATCAATAACAGTCACACCTGATCCAGATGAGAAAGAAGACTACGAAGACCTCACTTACAACACGGGGTCTTATGGTTTATATGACCAAGACTCTTACGTTGGCGGCATGTTACAAATAGAACCAATCTCATCTGCCTGTTTCTTTGTGAGATGGCTAGACAATAATAATTCAACAGGCAAACAAATCCCAGTACTAAAAAAATATTGCCGAGGCGTAGCGGGTTCAGGTCCGACACCTTGGAGTTTTGTTGGAAATACTAATATACCCATAAGAGGCGGTTATGATCCAGTAACTTCTCCAGATGGTGCAGACAACATTAAGTTTAAGATAGCAAATTATGGGAAAACTGTGCTAACCGTAGAAAATATAAGAGGAATGAGAGGGACTAGTATTTCTCTATATGAATGTCCAGCAGTCACCTCAAACCAATACGTATTAATGCCTCAGATCAACACACTTCTCAGGGTTACAGCCAATAAAGATTTTGGAGATAACGTTGGTGGCGGTAATATAGTATCCAACTGGACAATACAGGCTCTTGATATAAGTCCAATGGGCGATGTAATAGCCGTAACCGTTACTGATAGCTCTTGGGCAGATGATCTCGTAACCCAAAGAGAAACTCACCCTTTCGTAAGAAAAGTCAAAGTGTATGTATTTAAACAAACTACAATAGATGATAACAGTAGTTGGACTCTAAAAACTACACTTACTAGAAAGTTTGCAGGCTCGCGCTCTGTCACCGCCCCCGTGGTAAACCCGACAGACCCCAACCCCCTGTGGGAGACGCAACAAAACGGTCAAGTTGAAAGTCAGGGAACAATTGTTAAAAATTGGTACGAGGCGTTTGGAACCTCATTATCACTTAGTAATGGTGGCAGGTACTTAGCTGTAGGAGATCACAAGGCTTTCGCAAACGCCCCTAGCTCTTCCTCTAATCCTAGATTAAGTTGGCAAAAAGCCTCAGACCTTAAGCCGTATACAGGTGAGATAACAGTGTATGATTTAACTAAGGTTTTAGATTTACCACCAGAGTAATAATTATGACTTGTAATTTTGAACACATACAAATTAAAAGAGGGACTTATGCTGGCTTTGAGACAGCTAATCCTATTTTAAAGGATGGAGAACCATCTTACACAATACTAGATACTACTCCTATAATTAAAATTGGAGATGGCGTAACAAACTGGAAGGATCTTCCGTGCTTTGTTGTTGATGGTACTAATTGCGATGTAACAACAACTACAACTCGCAATCCAGAAGAACCACCGCCTCCAAATTCAGACGAATGCGATCCCATGATGTGCGTTGCATTTATAGATGAATCTGATTCTACGTCAGTTCAGCAAAACGGAGATTTTTTCAATAAAATGCTTGAAATTTTCCCCAATAGACTTTGTTTTGTTTTCTGTGCGTCATTTGATGCTAACCGTCCAATGTCCTCAACTAAATATTGGGACCATATGAGCCAGCCTTTTAAATCTGGCAAGACTCAGAGATATTTTGACACATACCACAATCTATTAGGCACTGACAGACAACAATATAGAATCACCCCAAAAGATAGAAGTAACAGTCAAAATGATTGGCGGGAAAGTGGAGGCGCATGGTATGACATAAACACCATGATTGACAATGCAGACCCATCTATAAGAGAAATTTTTAACCAGTGTACTCAGATGGCAATATTTATAGATGGCTCAGGATCAACCATTCTGCAAGACTTCACAAAGGCTAGAGACCAACTGATAACAGACGCAGCGACAGAAAGACAGATTAAAAATGTAGCCGCTATATCTAACCACAGAGAGAATGCTGCATGTCCATTTTGTCAACCAGAGTGCTGTGGAGTTATTCAAACAGAAGAATTACTAGATAAATATAATCAACTAAAATTAGAATGTTCAAGTTCAACAGGTTCAACATATCCAGAATGCGAATTAGAATAAGGGTATAGACATGTCAGCAAGTTGGGAACACGTAAAAGTTAGAACAACAGATTACTTTTCAATGAAAAGAATCAATCCCGTTTTGAAAGACGGGGAAATAGTATATACTAGAGATGTTGCAAATAACTTGAATTATATAAAAATTGGAGATGGCTCAACAAATTGGATGGATTTGCCCTGCCTTCACATTAGTAGCGGAACCACTCCAGCACCAACAACTACTACTTTACCACCAACTTGTTTTACTAATACTATTTCTGAATATACAAAAGGAATTCCTGCTGATTTAAGTACTCTAGGCAATGTTTTTAGTAGCGGAACGGTAGATATTATTGGTTCTTCTTTTGATCGTAAATTTTCTTTTGAAGAACACGATACATCCAAATCAGTATTTAAAACGCCATACCAGCCTTTTGTGAGGATAGGCGATTTAATATCAAGTTTTACAAACATCAAAAGAATAAGCATGTCTGATGATGGTAATAGAGTTGCGATTGGAGATGCTAACGGAGGAACTAGCAATGCAGGAGAAGTAAAAGTATTTGAATGGAATGCTTCATCTTGGACGACGATTGCTACATATAACGGAACATCTAGTGGCGATAAGTTATGTGACTGTAAGCTTTCAAAAGATGGTAAGTACTTAATTATGGGTACTGATAGGAGATGTGTTGGAGATGGATACATTCAAGTAAAAAGCTTATCAGGCAGCACTCAGAATAGAGATACAACTATAACCTTTGATATTGTTTCTTCAGACGCTTCTTTTGACAGCAAGGTTGGACCATGTGCCATAAATTGGGATGGTACTATTTTAGCTGTAGGAGCAATAGGTGATGACGCAGTAATGCCAAACACTCCAAGGGGTATTGTAAAAATATACAAATGGGATGGTTCAAGCTGGAGTAACACTCACACAATGACCCAAAGCAACATGCAAGATGGATTCACTAATTCGTCAGATGTAAATGATTGTTTTGGAAAAGAAATAGAATTATCCTACGATGGTAGGTTCGTTATAATACTAGCTCCTAACATTTTAATGGTGAACAATGACGGAACATTTAATAGACAATCAGCCTTACATGTAGTAGAAATTATTGGAACTCAAGGTCAAATAGTGACCGATCATGGCTCTATTGATAGTATTTCGGGTTTAGGTAGCTCCTCCTACTTGGGACTAAGACATCAAATAGAGGGAAATTCAATTTGTGTTAATTGGGGAAATGATGTCCTCGACGCGGGGGTAGAAAATAATGCCGGTAATATAGTTCATCCCAAAATGAGAGTTGGTTGGTCTCAGACCGGACCTACACCATCGGACTCTGGACATTTTATGCTATTCCATCAGATACGGAGGCCATCAGACTTAAATAAAAGAGAACTTGCTCGTCCTTGGCCTACTATTTCTGGTGACTCAAATTTTGGATCATCATGCGCAATAGGATATAGTGGTTCGTATGTTGCTGTAGGTTCTAAGGGGCAGAATGGTTTTGCTCAAATATATAGAAATAGCGGACATTTGAATCATATTCTTCCCCATCGTCCGTGGCTTGATGTTACTGGAAAAGTAATTAATTCAGTCAGTTCGTCTGTAGATTTTGGAAAGTCCATAGCAGTAGATAGCGGGGTTACAAAGATCGCCATTGCTTCTCAATCTGATGCATTAGTGATGGGTTCTGGAGATCCACCCTCACCATACTATTCCTATTATCGTGTTGCGTCTAATAAAATAGAACAGGATGCAGATTACACATTAGCTTTCGATCCATTCCAAAGCTCTGGAACAATTTCTGTTTTTGCAAGTGGTAGTCAAACCCTACCACCTAAAACTTTAATAGAAAGTTTTCACACTAGTGGAACAAACCAAGCGTTTGATTCTAGCACTAAGACATTTGGCTCGGGAGCTTTGCATACAGCAATCACCAAGCCTAGTGGATATACAATATTAGCATTTAAGATAGAAGAAAGAAGTTCTAGCCCTACTAATTACATTCCAACTTCTCACCTAGAGCTATCTTCTGATCTAGCTGTTCTAAAATCAAATTATAGTAAAACAATACCACTCATACAAGAAGATCATACTTTTGCTTTTGGCATGACTCCAAACGGTCAATTTAGAAAAACAAAAATAACATCTTCTTTTGAGCCAGATGCTATGCCTATGTTCTCTTTAGGTAATAACATAACATTTCCATATCTTTCAGGAGAATTGTCTGCTTATTTAGTAGATGCTACAGCAGGCTCAGGTCAAATACTATTGCATCAAAATAATACTAGTAACTATATACTCTCCGATAGGTTTTTAATTAATAACATATTTACAACCCTAAATCATCTTAAAGTACAGATTAGTAGGTTTAATAAAAATTATACAATGTATGTGGACGATAAGAGAGTCAAATTTAATGATAGCACATTGTCTTCATTGTCTATAGATGGATCTGGAGTAGATCAAAACATAATTGTTGGCGGGGTCGCTTACAGTGGGAATCATTTCTTTAAAGGGACTATGGAAGGTTTTAAGTTCGATAGAAGTTGTGAACCATCTGTACTAACTAATTTAGGAACTGGCAGCACAGTTGCAAGCAATGTTGCTAGCCGCAGTTTAAAGGTAGAAGGAAATCTTGACTATAGGCCGTGGCTAAGAAATAATATCAAAGATAAAAATTCAGTTGGATTTGTTAGATACAGTATGTCATATCCAAACAAATATATACAACCTAATGTTGGTTTTGAAATAAATCATCAAAACTTTGTAACTCCTCATATGGTTTCTGGGACAGCTGGACTTGGAGATGATCATAATCATCTTATAACAAAAGAATATGGGCTTTATCAAACATACAACGGCTCTGACATAGGCACGGGTGGGACAGGTTTTAGTACGGGTGAAGATACATGTATAATGGTTCCAGATCATTTTCTTGGTTGGGACCCAGTTACTGGACAGCCTATATTTGGCCCAAGTCTTCAATGCATAAACGATTCAGCATTTAAAAATAATCAATTTTACCCCGGATCTGGACTGCATAAAGACGAGGGCATTAATGTAATAAAATTTAGAATGGCTATGGAAACTTCCAATCAAAGAAAAGTAAAAAAAATAGAATTAAACGTTTGGGATGATGCGTATCAAATTATTCCAGAAAATTCTGGATTACCACTTGAAGCTAGTGGTATGCTTTCTTTGACTACTGACGATCCATTAAGCACTTGGACCCATTCTTCTAATAACGAAATATTTTACTGTAATAGTGGTATTAAAACTTCTGGAGTTCAGTTTACAGCAAATGGCCCTGTGTTTGTATCCACCTACGGTAGTCCCTCACTTTATGCCGATGAAGCACAAGCAGTGATTGAAAGAGATGACCTTCCTTGGATAAGCGGAGTAAATATTTGGTCCTCTCAATTCGCTATGTTCAATGGTGACAGACTTGTGTTCAAAGAACCAACAGTGATGGGCGGTGCAACTGAGCAAAGAATCACTGTTGGTGAAAGCCCAATGCATGGAACAAGATTATTTTTATTAAATAAGTTTACAGGAAAGACAGACCCAGCGGAAGATGAAAACGATCCAGACGCTGAGTATACTTTTCAGTTAGTAAACGGAGAAGGGGACACCGACAATGACAGGTTTGCATTTAAATTTCATACGATAGGAACTGACACTTACGTAGACAAAAGTATGAATGTTCCAAGGTTAGACCTAATAAACCAAGCAGGGCTAACTAATGGACAAGTTCTTAGTGTTAGAGTGAGAGTACATGCTCCTCACAATTCTACTCTAGTTTTAGCAGAAAATGCAATAAAATTCAGAGTTATAGATACAAGTATTGGTCCTAACAAAAACTTGCCTTTGCCTACGTTTCCTACATACGATAATATACCACCCTCTTCCGTGATATCTTCAGATGATAATTTTGCTCATGCTGTAGGCTATCCGATGTTTATAACTACCGGACAGTATAACTATGCTGGATATGCCCTACAAGCTTTTGTCTGTAAGCCAGCACCAATCACTAGGTCGTGGACACATCCCAATAGTTTGTTAATAATAGAAAAAAGAGCTAACTCGGGAGAGCCTTGGAGTCTTGCTGGCATAAAACAGCAGCACGAAACAAGCATGTACGCATATTTAGATTTTCCACAAAATTATCATATCGAGGGCGTTTCAACAAATAGTTTTAGCGACATATGCAGAAGTGAACTATATAGAGCTGCTAACGGGTCAATAAATACAGATCCTACATGTACGGAGCTTCAATATAGAATGTATTGGTGCGATGGAGTTCCTTCTGGTTGGGCAACTCCAATGAAAAAAGCTTTCATAGAAGGCGAGGCCGCCGGGAGTAGTTTTTCATCTCGCCCAACAAATAAAGGTTTAGGAACTGCAAGGTATATGCCTTCTGGAATAGCCTTTAAACCAGTTGGACCGCTAGGTTCAGGTAGTCCAATATACACGCCAATAACTGAGCTTGCACCTCCGTGGCAAGGCTCATGCCCCAAACAAGATTCAGAATTACGGGAGCCTCATAAATATCGAGGTAGACCTAAGTTAGAAGACAGAGTACTATTTGTGAGCTTTGATTAAAAGAGGAATATAATGAACAAACAGTTTCTAGATTTAATTAATAAATATGATCTTACTGGAATAGGATTTTCACGCAAAGTTACAAATGATATTCAATCAAAAAATCCTTGCGTTACTTTTAGTGTCAAATCTAAAAAACCAACAACAGAATTAAATGAACAAGAAATTATACCGACATCTATTGAAATCAATGGTATAGAGTACATAACAGATGTTATTGAACAACAGCAAATAGAATTAGTTGCGTGTGGCAGCAATAACGATAATTATCAAAATTTCTTTCCCATAGAAATGGATTGGCAAAGGACATCTCATAGACCTCTTGTTGGAGGTTTATCCATAGCTAATTTCTGGGACTCGTTCATGTATACCGGAACTATGGGACAGCTCTGTATTGACGAAAGAGATGGCTCTGTTGTAGGACTAACAAATGCCCACGTTAGCAATGCTACTCAAATGATTGTTACAGATCCTTTAGATAATACTATGACACAACCTAAGTTCTATACAACGTATAACAAAGACATAGTACAACCCTCTCCCTCTGATGCTCAAAGGTATTATGATAATGTACCAAAAAGACAAGAATATTTGTCACAAAGCGGAATAGGTGTTGTGAAAAGATACTGGCCCGTAATTAGTAGTGGTAACACAATAGACGCTGCCTTAATATCAATCAAAAACGATAACACTTTAGTAGACAACACAGACGCAAACAGTAGATCAAGAGCTTTTAGTATTAAGCATATTGGTGAAACCTTGATACCGTGGGCCACACCCGCTCAAATGGCACAGCTAGAAACTGACTTTATGGCAGGATCTAGTATATATGTAACAAAATCTGGAAGGTCTACTGGAATTACAGGGTCTGGATATCAGGCTGGAAGTTGTCCTGTAACAATACAAAGTATTAATTATGCTTTTCCTTTACCTTTAAATAATCTGTATGAAAGAATAGTGGCTTATGAAGATACTTTTAGATTTAGATATACAGATACTGCCACCTACGCACACGCACCTCTAGATGGTGGAGATTCTGGCTCAGTCCTTGTAACTGATTATTTTGACTCTACTAATGGTGGAAGTGGAACGGTTATTGGATTAAATTTTGCTGGCAATGGATACAATCTTGATGCAATCTCTTGCAAAATAACCAATGTTGCCAGCATATTAAACGTTAGGGGTGCTACTCTGACAGACACATCAAGCTCGCTGAAATTTGGAAATCCACAAAATTGGAACTATATAGCAGCAGAACATTCAGACAAGATTTTCCAAAGTACCAACGTAGACCTAGCTACATCAGGTTATATTATGGTAAGCGGAAAGAAATATTGGCAAATTGGAAATATTCCAAAGCCCTAGAAAGTGTATAGTATTACGTAGCAAAACCTTTATTTTGGAGAATAATAATGTCAGACTTCTCAAGAACACGCATACAGCTGAGAAGAGATACCGCTTCTCAATTTAGCTCAACTAACCCGCAGCTGGGAGAGGGAGAACCCTCTTACGATAAAACAAAAAAAACACTTAGAGTTGGTGATGGAACTACTAACTGGAGTTCATTGCCAAACTCTGTTATTTCTGATACAACTGGACTGACTGCAAGTGGCGTACATAATATTGTCATTATGACTACAGCTAACTATAATGCTTTGGGTTCAAAAGATCCTAATACTATTTATTATGTGGTGTAAATTATGATGTCAATATTTGCTTACGGAACTTTGCCCGTTACAGACGTTAAAAGTGGCGATACAAAAATCACTAGGATATACCACGGAGAAACTGTGTTATATGAAAACTTTGGTTCTGAGCCACCCCAAGAAAACAAAAAAGAAGATAACGAAGAACAAACAGATAACTAATAAACAGGAGAAATAAAATGGGAGTAGTATCCACAACAGATGTAGTAACAAATCCTAATACTACAATAGAAGCAATCACCAACGCGAGCGTAGTTTGTAGTTGTTTACCAACTGGAACGTCTCACACAATTGATACCAACACGGACAGCAACTTCGTGAACTTTGACACAAGCCTGACATATGCAGAGCTTCAAACACTCTACACGCTCAGATTTGATGACATAGCATATTATAATGCGGTCGATGGAGGTGGCGCATGATTAGACGCTTGAACTTCGCTTTCGTAGCTTTAGTAGTGACTTGTGTATCTTTAATGTTTATTCTCAACGGCCCAGAGGGTCGTCCTTGGTCCAATGGTTTTAACAACCATTTTGGGTGCAACACTGAAGACATCACGGACATGTACGCAGACTATATAGAAGTTTGGAAACAAAGTATCAAGCAATCATTCGTTGCGGCAGAGAAAGAAGTCCTTGATGTAAAACCAGACGACATAGTGGGACCACACCCAGACCCAGACAAGTGTATATGCGGAGGATCTGGAGTAATCACGCAGGGTGATGGACACAAAACCGCCTGCCCATATCATGGTAAAAAAGACAATACTATGGATAAAGTTTTAGTGGAACATGGTTTAATTTTCGTACCTCTATAAAGGTGGAGAGATAATGGATATAGATATTTTATTAAGATTTAGTGCTGTAGCTTTAGCAGCAGTGCTATTACTGTCAACGGTAGATTTTTCTTTTTTCTTTAAAAAGATTACATCATTATTTAAGTGGCCTTTTGCCCCCAAGAAACCTGCCATTGAAGCAAAAGAAGAAGTAGAGTTTTTAGAAGTTATTGATTTGTGGTATAAACTCAAACACAGTTGCGAAGTGTATGGACTCAAAGAAGCAACAGAAAAAATGGATGAGGTTTTCCCACTTCTTAACGTAGAGAAATAATATGAATGCAACAAAGAAAAGAATAATAGCAATATTGTTAATGATCTTTGCTATGTTTGGTTCTGAAATCGATATATCAAATATTTTCCCTAATCCAGAACCTCCCGCAGCTAAGATATTGAATATAGAAGAGCCTAGCGAAGACACTGTACAGCGTGTTAAAGTGTTTTCAGATCTTATTACAGACCCTGACGACAGAGCAAAGATAGCAATATTTAATTATGAATTTGCGCAAAGAGTTCTTAATTACGACGCTACATCTCAACAGATAAATGATTTGTATACTCTGGCTGGTAGAACTTTTTTTCAAGATCAATTAGTAGATAAATATGATGGATTGGCAGAAGAAATAATTAAGATATTAGAAGAAGTGTCGGGAGACAAAAATCACAATTTAACAGAAAGAGAAAAATTTAACCTTAACAAATATTTCATGGCAGTAGCTTGGGTCTTGATTCATAAGAGGTAATCCTATGTCACCAAAAGATGTAAAAGAAATTTTAGACAAAATTTTTTCAGAAGAAGGTTTTGAGATAAAAGGTTTTAAAATAAAATCTAAAACTCCGCTAGTAGCCAACATACACCACGATGGTGGCAGAATTGATATTAAGTTTGGTAGTAATCTGCCTAAAGCAGAGATAACTAGAATCATTACAGTATACGCATACATAGAACAAGTTGTTCTTGGTGAAACTGGCGCGTCTATCAAGCTCAGAAGTTTTCCCGACATCACTCTTAACTATGAAAATTTCTCTGAAATTGATCCATCTTTTGTTTTTAATTTTTCAAGTTTAGAAGAAACAATCGACAAAAAATATTCTGAATCTTCCCATAAACAAATTGCTAAAAAGTGCTTGCAATATGCTGAAGAATGGGCTACAATATGTCATCAGTCGGGCGTTACTTTTGAAAATGCCGATTATGCGGATAGGTATGTCATGTATAATCAGTGTTATGATTTTGTAAAAGAAAATATTGAAAAAGATGTGGAGAAAAGATATGGATCAGTTATCCTCACTTGGCTTTTTGCATATGTTATCTTGCCCATGATCATCAAGTGGATAGTTAATAAGGTCTTAGAAAGACTTTTTAACGACTAAATTATACTTAAAAATACACAATCTGTGGGGATAATATAAATGTATGTAAAAAAAAGAAGCGGCGAGACAGAACAATATACTGTTGAAAAAATTCATAAAGTTGTTGATTGGGCTATCAAAGACTTGAATAACGTTTCTTTATCTGAAATCGAAATGAACGCTAACCTATCCCTGCAAGATGGTATGACTACAGAAGAAATACATAAAATTTTAATTAAGTCAGCAAACGATCTTGTATCAGAAAAAGCACCTAATTATCAATATGTAGCATCTAGGCTTTTAAATATGTCCCTACGAAAAGACTTGTGGGACAAGTATGACAAACCTCCAACATTATATCATCACATACAAAACAATGTAGAAGAACAAGTCTACGACGAAGCTATGTGGCTAAAATGGACTAGTAAAGAATTGAAAGACATTGAATCTGTAATTGATCACGATAGAGATTACTTATTCACATACGCTGGTCTTCAACAACTTATCGACAAATACTTGGTTAAAAACAGGGTGAGTGGTCAAATATATGAAACGCCTCAGTTTGCGTATATATCTATTTGTCTAGCGTTATTTGACACTGTGGAAGAAGTAAAAGAAGCTTATGAATGTTTTTCTACTCACAAAATAAATTTGCCAACACCCATCATGGCTGGCGTAAGAACAAAGATCAAACAATTTGCTAGTTGCGTTTTAGTAGATGTGGATGATGACCTTTCATCTATTTTTTCTAGTGTTCACGCCGTTGGAAGATACACAGCTAGAAGAGCTGGCATTGGTTTGAACATTGGCAGAGTTAGGCCAATTAATTCTAGCATTCGTGGCGGTGAGGTAATTCATACAGGCATCATCCCCTATTTAAAAATATTTGAATCATCTGTAAAAGCCACAAGTCAAAACGGAATACGTGGAGGATCTGCTACTGTACACGTTCCTTTTTGGCATCACGAAATTGAAGACATAGTTGTTTTAAAGAATAACGCAGGGACAGATGATAACCGAGTTCGCAAGTTAGACTATTCGGTTCAGTTCTGTGAGCTTTTCTATAAGAGATTGATCAATGGGGAAGATATTACACTATTTAGCCCAGCAGAAGTTCCAGACTTGTATGAGAACTTTGGCAATAATAAAGTATTTAATGAGCTATACGAAAAGTATGAAAAGGCTTGGAGTCTTAAATTCAGAAAAAAAATTCCAGCACGTAAACTTGCAGAGGTTTTTACGAAAGAAAGATTAGAAACTGGTCGTGTCTATGTGATGAATATAGACAACGCTAATGAGCATGGATCTTGGGATACTCCCGTGTACATGTCTAATCTGTGTCAAGAAATAATCCATCCAACTAAGCCCATAAGTTCAATAGACGATACTTCAGGAGAAATTGGTATATGTATTTTATCAGCATTAAATTTGATTGAATTACATAATGACAATGATATCCAAAAGGCTTGCAGGATGGCTGTTAGAACATTAGAGTCTGTCATAGATTATCAGGATTATCCTGTGCTAGCTGGAGAAAATTTTACAAAGAACAGAAGATCTTTAGGTATTGGTATAACAAATCTTGCTGGATACTTAGCAAAAAATAAACTAAAATACGACGATCCGAAGACTCTTAGCACCTTGCACAATCTCATGGAAAAGATACAATGGAATTTAATAAATGAGTCGTGCGTATTAGCTGAACAATACGGGTCGTGCAAAAAGTTTAACGAGACTAAATATGCTAAGGGCTTGTTGCCAATAGATTGGTATAAAAAAACAGTTGATGATCTTGTAAAACCAAAATACACAATGGATTGGGAAGGGCTAAGACAGAGAGTAAAAGAACATGGCATGAGGCACTCTACACTTACAGCCATTATGCCCTGTGAGTCCTCTAGCGTCATTCAGAACAGCACTAATGGAATAGAACCCGTAAGGAACCTATTATCATACAAAAAGGCTAAGAACGGCGTATTGAAGCAGCTAGTACCATACTATTCATCAAGAAAGAATTTTTATACAAAAGCGTGGGATATGAAAGATAATCAGGCTATGTTGAATGTTTGTGCAATTTTGCAAAAGTTTGTAGACATGAGCATCAGTGTTAACTTATATTATAACTATGCTCATTATGAAAATGGCAATATACCATTAAGTGTGTTAATAAAAGACCAATTATACGGTTTTAAATATGGTGTCAAAAATTTTTATTACTGTAACACACCTGATGGCGACGGCGAAACAGAACAAGAAACAGGGTGTGAATCAGGTTCATGTGCAATTTAAGAGGCAAAAATGCAAACTATATTAAATAAAAAAAACGTAGACTATCTACAGCAACCACTATTTTTAGGAGAAGACTTATCTTTGCAAAGATACGATAAGTTTAAGTATCCTGTATTTTTCGATTTATACAAAAAACAAATGGAATTCTTTTGGAGGCCAGAAGAAATAGAATTAAAAAAAGATAGAAATGATTTTAAAAATGATGACATTATGACTCCGAATGAAAAATTTATTTTTACTTCTAATCTTAAATATCAAACAATGATGGATAGTGTTATTTGTCGTGGGGTTCCAACTCTTCAGGAATATGTTTCTAATCCAGAATTAGAAGCCTGCATGAATGTGTGGCAATTCTTTGAACAAATACATAGCTACAGTTATACGTATATTATTAAAAACGTCTACAGTGATCCTAGCGAAGTCCTAGATAGCTGTCTAACAGATAAAGAAATTTTAAAAAGAGCAAATGTAGCTATTAAAGAATACAACTCTCTGCGTGATATAAGTGGATCGGGTAAGAAACGTGACCTTAAAAAGCAGATATATTTGACTCTAATTAGTGTAAATATACTTGAGGCAGTTAGGTTTTATGTTTCATTCATTTGTGCATTTGCCTTCGCGGAGAATAAAAAAATGATTGGCAACGCAGACATAATCAAATTGATTAAAAGAGATGAAGCTTTGCATTTAGCCAACACTCAAGAAATACTTAAAATACTCAAGAACAATCCCAAAGAAGGATTTACTAAGATTGCAGAAGAGTGCGAAGAAGAAGCGTGTATAATGTTTGAATCTGCTGCTTCAGAAGAAAAAGCTTGGGCTTCTTACCTATTTAAAGATGGCTCCATTATTGGCTTAAATGAAACTGTAATGTCTCAATATGTAGATTGGTTGTGCGCCTCTCGCAGAAGAAATATTGGACTACCTTATGACAAAGGCTGCAAGAACCCAATACAGGGATGGACTGAACCTTGGCTTAATAGCGAGTCCGTACAGGTCGCCCCACAAGAGCATGAAATTACTTCATACAAAATAGGTGCTAGTACAAATGATTTAGAAGATACAGACTTTGGAGGTTTTGAATTATGATGGGTTTTGTGTCATACAAATTGCTAACTGAAACTTCACAAGTTCCATATAAAGCTCACAGAACGGATGCGGGTTTTGACTTGTTTGCTGATCAAGACTGTTGGATATTTTCTAAAGAACGAAAAACAATAAAGACAGGTATATCGTTCGATATGCCTAGTAATATGGCTGGATTAATTTGGCCCAGATCTGGGCTATCTGTTAAGAAGGGCATAGATGTGCTAGCTGGAGTTGTAGACTCTGGCTACAGAGGAGAGATCATGGTTTGTTTATACAACACTTCTGATGAAGATGTAGAAATAAATTGTGGGGATAGAATCGCACAGATTATATTCCAAGAGGTTCCTGCTATCTCTTTACTTTTAAGAGAAGAACTAGAAACCTCACAACGAGGGAGTGATGGATTTGGCAGCACAGGCACATAATAATAGAAAAAAGCGTCAAGAAAAAAAAGCATGTAAACCAAATGTACTGGAGGCCAAGACTGAGAACCAAAAAAATTATATACGAGCCATCATAGAAAATGATGTTGTATTTTGTACTGGACCATCTGGCAGTGGTAAATCTTTTATTGCTGCTGGCATAGCGTCTCAAAAGTTATTAAAAGATGAAATCGATACTATCATTGTTACAAGACCTTTGGTGTGTACTGGTAGAGATCTTGGATCTTTACCGGGAGAACTAAACGATAAAATAAAACCATACTTACAACCTATGGAAGAAAACTTACGTTACTTTTTAGGTAGAGATAAATTTGGTATGTATTTTAATCAGCGTAGAATAAGATTTGAACCTTTAGAAACTATGAGAGGTTCTACTTTTCATGACGCATACATGATACTTGATGAGGCTCAAAATTG